CGTACTGCTGTGCCGCAGCGTCGGGCGCCGGAGGTGCCGGTGGCATGTACTGTGGTGCAGGTGCAGGCGCAGGAGCGGGCGCGGGACCGTTGGGCGGCGGTGGCGGTGGAACCTGCATGCCCGCGGCCGGGATCGTAGGTACACCCGCGACGGCGAGTCCGTCGGTGAGTGGCTTGATGCCTGCGACGTCGTTCTGCTCGACGCCCTGCCACTGTCGATGCTTGATCGTCACGCGTGCACGACGACCCGTGAGTGCGGCGGCCACCGGCGTGAGATCTCCCTCCCCGATCTGCACGAAGAAGTTCTCGTCGAGTCCGAACGCCGCCATGTGCCGGAAGAAGATCGCCAGCGCAGTCGCGTTGTCCTCGCTCAACACGAAGTTGTTGGTGATCGTCTTGTTCGCGTACGGACCCACGATGCACCGCAGCTTCACCTTGATCATGGGTGAGCCGGTGCTCGCGTTCATCGACGTGGCCTCGACCACCTCGAAGTCGTAGTCGCCGATGGGCCAGGCGTTACCCGCCTTGGCGTCCTGCAGCAACTTCCTGAAGTCAACAACCGTCACAGTGGTGCGCTCCTTTCGAGCGTTTGAGCTTGCGCTCCGTCAGGTGACGGAAGCATGTTGAAGATGATGCGCATCCACCACTCGATGTCGATGCCCACCGTGTCGGGTGGTGGCTTCAAGATCGTGAGCACGGACCCGAGCTTACCCTGAACGCGCTCACCCGACTCGTACTGCTGATGCGGGCCGATCCAGAGACGCCGAACCTCCTGCGTGGCCTGCCCGTTGCCGTCGACCTCGTAGTCCGGGTATAGGTACCCGCACACGTCCACCCAGTAGGGAAGGGACACGGCGATCTGTCCCTGCATGTACGGGACAAGCCGACCGTTGGTCCCCTCGCGCGTCTCGCTGACGAAGACCACGCAGCGGACGGCGAGCTGCGGCATCAGGCACAGGTCGCGGAACCCGCGGATCGTCGCGTCCATCAGCGACAGCAGGACACCCCAATCCTGGATCTTCATCGCGTCGGTGCCCTTGAGGTTTGTGCGACAGCGACGCTGGATCTCGGTGATGGAGTCGATCACGACGGACACGGGCCCGCACGTCGTGAATAGGTTGGGCCACTGCGTGAGATAATTGTAGGTCATTTGCACCGTCGCCCACTCGGCGATGTACACGATGCAGACGTCCCACCGACCCTCGGGATTCTGCGGGGTCTTGGCCCGCTCGTCCACCGGGTACGTCGGCGGCGTCTCGGTGAGCGGGTTCCACTCGACCTTGCGCGCCGGGATGAACCGCCAGCTTCCCTCGGCGTCGAGCACGAGCACGGGCTTGGGCGCGGTGGCCGCGAGCGTCGACTTGCCCTTCTTGCTATAGCCGTGGATCAGCCAGCTCATCCGCTGGGTGGTGGTAAACGGCGTCTGGACTTGCGTCACAGTGTGAACTCCCAGTGCTTACCCTTAGGACTACCCTTGATGTAACGCATGAGTGCACCATCTTCGATGGCATGTGTCTTGGCGATTGCTTCAGTTGTTGGCTCTGACCACACGATCTGCGGAACGATCTCTTCGGTGACGTACTTTGCTTGTGAAGCGGGAAGTACCTCATCCAGCCCGTCATTGTGGTACTCAGTGAAGCCACCATTGAAGCGTGAAGCGATGTCGGTGTGAGTGACGTGCATAGGAGCGTTCTTAATCTCATCAAGATCCGCATGAATGATGAGCTCAGGATTGTCAGTGTCAAACTTCGGGTGAGTGCAATGCGGGTACCTGCACGTGCCAGGCATGCTTCCGTTGTTCACCGTGCTTGGATCAGCGGCGATTGCGATCTTGTACATTCTTAGCTTCCCAGTCCCTCGATCTTCGTATCATAGCGGGCCATCGGGTCGCCCACCTCGTACAGTGAGTTGATCGCGTCCTCGACCCGCGAGCCGTCGTCAAACATCGGGCAGATCGGGAAGAAGTCACAGCTCCACGAGCACGTGCGGTCGGGTGTTGGGTAAGCGACCACGTGATGATCGAGTCCCGCGGCGAGCCTCCGCTCGGTGCGGATCATATCGGCCGTGGCACCGATCAGCCGCTGGTGATACGCCCGCAGCTCGATCTCGTTGTGATGGACCTCGATGCGCTCGTAGAATGGCGGCTTGGCCTGGGCCGTGCGCTTGACCTTCCTGAGCATGTTGTAGAGAGCGGCGTCGCACCGCTCGTCGCCCGCCGCCGAGTTGAGCCACTCGAGGAGGTGATAGTGAAGCATCTGCGGATCCATGTGTAGGATCTTGCGCGGCTCGGTGAAGTTGCCGACGGTCTTGTGATCCACGAAGACTCGCACGCCGTCGGTCACCCGATGCGCGCGTACGTCGAGCAACGCCACGGCCGTGAAGGGCACCTTCTCACCGTCCACGTCGGTGATGAGCTGTGCGGTGATCGCCGTCTCGGGCGCCGTGATCTTGAGGTTGGAGTCCTGACCACCCTCGGCGATCCACTCGACGTAGCCCTCGATCATGGCCCGCTCGAGGCTCACCGCGTCGTTGAACTTGGCAGCCATGTCGGTCAACGCCTGCTCTTCGTCGCCGGGGATGGCGCGACGTCGCGCCTGCTCCGCCATCGCCGTCCAATCCTCTACGATCGCCCGCTCGAGCGCGTCGCGAGGATCCACCGGCTCGGTTCCCTCGGGTACGTAGTACGCCGCGAGCGCGCGGTGCACACGGTTGCCGATCGCGCGCGGACCCATGAAGTCCTGCTGCGCGAGCACCAACCTGCGGTACCAAGCGAGCCACCACTTGCGACGGCAGCGGTTCCACGTTGCTACCTCGCTGTTACTCACCAAACGGAGGTCTGGAGTGTGGACATCAGTACCCCTCTGGATGACCTCCGCTGGCGTCTGTTGGCCCTCGATCACGCCGGCGGGTTCGGGCTCAGGTGACCAGCCGGCGCCGTCAGGGTTTAGCTGCTCCTCGTCGAAGAAGGCGGGCGCGGACCCCTCATTCTCTCGCAGCAGCTTGCCGCCCGCGCGCAGCTTGCCCTCAAGTCGGTCGATGCGCTCCTCGGGCGTCTCACCCTTGAGTCGCCCACGCTTACCCTTAGGTGGGTCGGCCTGCAGACGTGCAACCGCAGCGGTGACGGCCTCGCGATCACCTGCCTTCCACGATTCCTTGTTCTCGATGTTTGTGATGCGCGTCGCCGTCGGGAACCCGCACAGCTCGGCGAACTCTCGTCGACCCAGGTGATACTGCTTGCGGATCTCCATCACCTGCGCGCCCGTAAGTGGTGCGGTCTCTGTCATGCAGCCTCCTTGGGCCAGATGTCGAGCTCGTCGTGTTGCAGAAGATCTTGCTGCCGCTGGGTCAGCGCGATCATCTTAGCTACCAGCTGACCGTAATCTTCGCTCCAGTGCGGCGTCTCGGCGAGCTTGGCCGCGAGCACCGCGCGGTCGCGCGTGATCTCGTCGAGTTGCTCGAGCTTATCGAGCAGCTTGGCGACCTGCTTCTCTTCGATGGTGTCGGCCGTGACGAGGTCGATGACGTTGATCGAGTCGTACCTCTCTGAGCCGATGCGATGACACCGGTCCTCGACCTGCAGATTCTGGATCAGCGACCAAGAGCGCTGCACGCGGATCAGAGTGTCCGCACCCGACATGTCAAGACCCTCGCCACCCATGCTCACGGTAAACACCAGGGCGTGTAGGTTCCCGGCCTTCTGATCTTCGGTGTACTGCACCGCCTGCTCGGGCGTGACCTCGCCGCCCATGATGAGCGCGTGCCGGATGCCGCGCTTAGCCAGACGCTCGGCGGCGAGGCGCGCCACGTCGCGGTGAACGACGCTGACTAGGAACGGGTGATCGTTGCCCAGCTCGTCAAGCACTTCCTCGAGCAGGTCAAGCTTGGGTGACGGATTGCCAATCGTGACCTTCCACGACGCCACGTCGTCGGGATCGGGCTTATCGACCTTCACCGTGCCCGCGGCGAACTGCATCAGCCGTGTCTTACCTACCAGCTGGTTCTGCGCGATCAAGAGCTGCCCGTCGGGCAGGCGTGTCCACAGCCGCGCGTCGAGCTCGTCGTAGGCGCGCTTCTGCTGCGGCGACATCTCGGCGGTCTGCGTCTGACGCACCTTGGGTGGGAGCTGGGGGAGCACTATTGCCTTGAGCATTCGCCGGAACCGCGGGTCGAGGACTCGGTACGCCTCGTCGCGCGTGTCGGGTCGCATGCCCACGACGTCGGCGCCCCCACCCGAGTTCCACGCGTACAGCGCGTACCGTTCCATCCACTTCGACCGGGCACCGTAGTCCTCGGGTGCGACGCCGTGCATGATCGACCAGAGTCGCTTCACGTTGTCGGGCGTACCCGTGAGCGCCCAGCGGTAGTACACGCCGGGCGCGTGCATGAGACGCCACGCCGCGCGCGTCTGCTGCGACTTCGGGTCACCGATGTTGTGCGCCTCGTCGACGATCACCGTGTGGAACTGGAGTCCGTTGAGCTCCTTCGGGTGCACGTGACACTGTGAAGATCGAATGTCGTCACCGTGCCGCGGGTCGCACTCTTTGCACCGCTTTAGCTTGATGTCACCGTACGCCTCGAGTCGCGAGAAGAGCTTCACCGACTCGTAGTTGACGATGAGAATGGCCGAGGGGTCGTCGCGCATCGACTCGATGATCTTGCGGCCCCTGACCGTACCCTTCTCGATCACGTAGGGCGTCGCCTGCGGACACCACTCGGGCACTCGCCGCGCCCAGTGATGCTTCACGCGGTTGGGACAGATCACCAGCGCCGGCAGCGCCGCCCACTCGATCACGCCGTGTGAGATGTCGGCCTCGACCGAGCGGATGAACGAGAGTGCGGTCACCGTCTTGCCGACGCCGAGCTCGTCACCCAGCAGCCCGTTCATGGCGACCCGCATGAACTCGACACCAGCGCGCTGGAAGGGGTACATGCGCGCGGCCCACGGCATATCCTCCTGGGCGTCGAGCCGCACGTGATCGATGCGCGCGCGCAGCTCCATCGCCGGATCGATGCGCTGCCGGCGCACGTCCCACGCCCAGGCCTGCAGGTCGGTGCTCATCGTGAACCGCGCTTGGAAGTAGCCGCGCAGCATCACCACGCTGGCCCAGGCAAGCGGTAGGCTCCACCGCTTCTTACGGTAGGACGCGCCGGGAATCAACTTGAGGAGTTCAGTCTCGTTCCACTCGGGAGTCAGCTCGATGCGATCCCAAGTTGGGCTGACCTCCGCGTGTACCAACTTCCTGGCTCCTCGTTCCTAGACGGCGATCGTATCGCGTGATTCGCCTACCGTCTCACAGCACCAATCTCTCAAACAACGTGGCGTGCTTACGCGACAGGGCCAAGATCGCGTGTCTCACGGCCATGTTCACGTCGTTCGCGTCGGGCCGGTCGACGTCGTGCTTACTGACCAGCAGTCCCGTGCGCTTGAGCACGTCGTTGGGTGCAACGGCCTTCGCGTCGGCCGGACCCTGCAGAGAGACAGTGAACCCGTAGCGGTCGCCGAGACCCTCGACCTGCCCGACCACCTGCTGGGCGATGGGCTTGTGAGTGATGGCGGTGCGACGGTGAAGTTGGGTGAAGCGCTCGCAGCCGACGACCAGCTCGTGATCTTCACCCTTCTCGATCAGCTGCCTGACGCGATCGAGCATCACCTCCACGACGAGCAGTGCCTCCTTGGGCGCGCCTTGGAACGTCGTAAAGAGCTGCATACCCTCGGACGTCTCTTGTAAGATCGCCACGCCGGTGCTGTCGCCTGGGTCTACCCCGACGACCGTAAGTGTCACCCGACCTACGACAGCGGGTGTGGGTTGCCGAACAGGCTGATGCTCACGCTGTCCGACCAGTTGTCACCCTCGTCGGGCTGGAGCACGTGCCCGTTGAGTTGCGCGCCGACGTAGGGACGCTTGATCAACTTCGCCAACTCTTTCACGGCGGCCTTCGCGCTTACCACGGCCTCCACGACTCCCGGTGCGTCCTGTCCACCGACGAGTGCGGCGTCCACCGCGGCGTCGAACTCTTCCTTGGCCGTCACACTTACTGAGCAGCTCCAGCTCATGTCTTTCTCCTTCTCTTAGAGTTCCAGTGAGGCGCGCACGAAGCAGTCCTTGGCTTCGAGCAGCTTGCGCAGACCCGCGGTGAGCTCAGGTCCGTCGGGTAGGTCGTCGACCATGCGCTGCGCGAGTCCGGCGCACGCCGCGCTTGTCCGCTGCGGCGCACCCTCGGGTAGGTGCTCATACTCGAAGAACTGTGCGATGTGCTGTGTACTTGGGTGCCGATCTCTAGTCTCGAGCATCATTGGCTTCTCCTTCGAGTCGTTGAATCTCGCGCTCAACGTACCAGCGCGCCTTCCTGAGGTCTTCGAGGCCGTTCTTATGGTCGGCGCGCCAGAGATACTTGATCGCGTTGCCGACGTTGAAGGTCATGTGCTCTGTTACGGTGATGCACTCGACGCCGGACGGGTGAAGGTTGTAGTGCGCCGGATGATCAACCACCGTGAACGTCGCACCGTCGTCGACCGTGGAAGCGAGTGTGACTACCGGCGGATCCGCTGAGATGCCAGGACACCACAGTACCGGTGAGGCGTAACTTCGCCACACGTGTGAATCGTGTGGCTGCTTGTTGGAGCACGACCACGTCTCACCGCGTCGCGGCTGTTGTCCTTGAACTTTCATCACACGTCCTCCACACTTCCCCAGCGCTCGCCGACCGACGTCGTGGTCGTGATCGGCACCGACAGTAGGTCCGGGTCGTTCATCACGTCGCGCAGCGTCACCAGCACGTCGTCCAGCTGATCCTTTGGTACGTCCAGGTCGATCTCGTCGTGCACGGGCAAGATCATGAAGTCGCCCAGACCAGCCTGGTCACACTCGACCATCTTCATCTTCAAGATCTCACCGGCCGTACCCTGCACCACGTAGTTGACCAGCGCGTACTCACGTCCCTCGTCGGCGACGTGCTTGCGGTTCGTGAGGGGTGATCGGGCGTAGGCGTCACCCTCGGCGACGCGGCGCGCGTAGGCGTCGGCCTCAACACGTCGCTGATATGTGCGAATGCCCGGGTAAAGTTGATCGAGACGTGTGAGGAACGCAGACGCCACCGCGAGGTCGAGGTTGCCGCCCTCGTCGTAGATCCCTGCGGTCTGCGCGAACCGCTCCACGCCCGCTCCGTACAGCTTGGCGTAGAAGGCATTCTTGGTGTGCTGTCGTCGGATGTCGGCCTTCACGATCGTCGGTTCGCCGAAGATCTCGCGCGTCGCGCCGAGGAACATATCCACACCACCACGCGCCGCCGCGTGAAACGCCTCGATCAGACCTTGATCTTCGGCGAGGTGCGCGAACAGCCGCATCTCGATCTGGTCGAAGTCGCACTTGACCCAGGAGCAATCCGGCGACGCGATGAAGCAGTTCCGGATCTTCTTGCCCTCCTTGGTGCGCACGGGCACGTTCTGCAGATTGGGATCGTCCATGGACATGCGCCCCGTGCGGACGCCTCGACCCGCGCCACCCGACTCGAACGGGTTCTTGGCCGTGCCACCTACGGTGTTGATCGACGGGTGCGTTCGACCGTCGCCCAGGCGGTTCTCCAGGTAGTGAATCAGGTAGGTCGACACGATCTTCTGCGCCTGGCGGCGCGCAAGCACGGGTGCGGCGAGCGGGTGCTGCACGCTGCTCAGCACGTTCTTGTCGAGACTCCAGCGTCCGGTGCCCGTGCGCTGCGTGAGTTCCACGCCGTCACGCAGCAAGATCTCGGCGACCGCGTCGCTGCTGCCCGGCTTCACGCCAAAGTTCTCGGCGCACCACTTCTCGACCTGCACGACGTAGGTCGACAGCTTGTCGGCGAACTCGCGGGTGTACTCCATGTCGATGCGCGCACCCTTACGCGCCATGCGTTCACACACCCAGTTCACAGCCAGCTCGAGCTGATACGACAGCGGTGCCTCCGCCAGCACTTGCGGGCGCTGGATCTCGTCGAGACGATAGGTCAGCACCGGGTCCAGCGCGCCGTACACCCAGTACGGCTCGTAGTCGATCGGGACGTTCTCCCACGACCAGCCGCCGTGCTTACCGATGCCGTCGTTGAGAGCCTGCTGCGCGGCGGCGGCGTTGGCGTCGACCTTCAGCTGTGAGAGCGTCTTGAGCGCCAGTGAACCCGTGCTGGACAGCACGTGCGCCTGCATGCGGGTGTCGTGGATCTTGCGGGTCGGGATGTTCACCTTCCCGTTCTTCATCATGATCCAGTCGAACGGCGCGTTGTGCATGACGTACTCGCCCTCGAACCGCTTCACGATGTCGTCCACGAGCATGGCGTTGCGCTCGAACGGGATCGCCCAGCCGTCCATCGCATCGCCAACCTGCACGAGTCGCGCGTGGTCGAGGTCGTGATCGAGACCCGTCGTCTCGGTGTCAAACCCGATCTTGGTCTTGTTCGAGAGCCACCGCAGGCACTCCATCGCGTCGTCGGTCGTCTCGATGAGGTGCGCGCGTGCCTCGCTCAGCGGGTGGTACTCGTTCACCTCGAGGTTGGGTACCGCACGTAGGTGCGGTGCGTCGTCGCGGGTGGGAATCAAAGTTCACGCTGCACGTAGTACTCAAAGACATCGAAGCGATCGGTGGCGCCCTGGAGCTTGGCCTGCCGGTTCAGCCGATTCACCGCGTGCTGTGCGGTGAACTTAAGCCAGTAGTGCATCGGCACCTGCGTCACCGCAATGCTTGAGCCCGGGGTCGCACTTGCGGCGTGAAGAACGGTCCAACGCCTACGCATCCATCCCCCAACCTACGACGCTCACGGCGACGAAGCCGTCCCGCAGCAGGTCGACTCCGGTGCGATCACGATACCACTCGCCCGCGACCACACGCACGATCCCGGCCTGGATGACCAGCTGTGCGCACGTGCGGCACGGCGTGAGTGTGGTGTAGAGCGTGGCGTCGCGCAGCGCAGTTCCGTGCCGTGCGGCGTAGGCGATGGCGTTGGACTCGGCGTGAATCGCGGTGGTGCACGGCGTCACGTTAGAAAGATCACGAAGTGCACCGTGCGTGCAGTGCTTCATACCCGCCGGTGCGCCGTTGTAGCCACTGCTCAAGATCCGCCCGTCGCGGACGATCACGGCGCCGACCTGGATGTAGGGACACGTGCCGCGCTCGGCCATCACCTTTGCGATGTCGAGTAGGGTGACGTCGATGCTGGGTCGAGCTACTGCAACCACCTGTCCGCCTGCCTCTGCCACCAGTCGTTGGGTTCTACGTCTTCGGCCTGGGAGCCGTGGTAGATGAACGCCGCCGCCTGCTCTTGCACGTCGATCCACCGTGCACCGACCCAACCCAGCGGAGCCGGAACGGCCGGAACCCCGGTAGGCAGGTGAAGCTGACTCAGCTTGTGATAGTCGCGCTGATAGATGTGCAGGCTGTTCGCGTGATGATAGTAGTTACCGCAGGGAAGATCGAGCGTGTGCGCCACCGCGGTCTGAAGTGTAGTGAATACGAACACGTCGTGAGCGGTGCCCCACCAGACGTCGTTGCTGCGCATGGTCACGTGCAGGTCGAGACGCTCGTCACGGATCATGAAGTGCAGTGAGAGCGTGCACGGTAGGTCCGGTTCTGAACGCTGATCTTGACGATTGTCCCAGATCGTGACGACCGCCTGCCGCGTGTCGTGATCTTCGCGTAGGCGCTTGATCACCTGGTGCATGTACGCCTCGACGCGTGGTCCGTACGCGCCGTGAAAATACTGCCACGGCTTGTCGGCGTCGGTGAGAAACTGCCGGGTGTTGGGTGCAACCTTCGTCATCAGCTTCGACTCAGAGACACCGGCGATCAGCTGCAGCGCCTCGAGAGCCGCGAGCTGCGTAGACGCACCTCGACCGACGTACTGCACCAGTGAGTTGACCGGGTTGATGTGCTTGATCGTCACGCCTAACATCTCTCGCGTCTCTTGACCGCGAGGTGACACCTGGGCACCCTCGTGATACACCGTGTGACACAGCTGTGTGTAGTGCTTCTGCATGTTGGCGATCACGATCTCCACGGCGGCGGCAGTCCCTTCGTCATCCACTCGGCGTACGCCTTGCGCTCACTGTGATGGAACCGGCGAACGAACTGCGGGTGATCGACGTGGTGCCCCCAGCCGACGCGGTCGCCCGCGTGCTTGCCCAGCACGATCGTGAAGGGCCGGCCGAGAGTGTTCCACAGCGCATACGGGTCGTCGTTGTCGCAGGCGTTCGCGATGCCGATGTTCTGCCACTCAAACTCGAAGCCCTCGAGCTGCGCCAGCGAGTCGAGAAGGTACCGACCCGACGTGCTGGGGAAGGGCATGAAGGCGGGCGAGCGCACGTGCTCTCGAAGTTCTGCCTCACTTACGGCCATACGCCGCACGTCAGTCGTTGCCAGGTTGCGCGTGTCGCCGAGCAGTAGTGTGGTGGGATGCTCGGTGCCGACGTATGTCGTATATGGCGCGAGCTGCGTCACCTGCGCTTCGGCCGCCTCAGCGCGGCTGACGATCAGGTCGACGTTGAAGTCTTGCTCTTGCTTTTTACCCAGCACCGACACGTGTGGCAAGATCGAGTTGCGCATGCTCTCCCAGTACTCGTCGAGCAGCCAGCTCGCCGCCTCGGGCTTTATGAGATCGTCGCCGCGCGTGTCGATCCGCTCGGCCAGCATGTCCGGATCGACCGTCACCAGCACCAGGAGCGCACCTCGAGATCGGAGAAAGAGCTCGATGTGTCGCTTGGACGCGACGTCCAGCTGCGAGGTGCGCGTGAGTAGCCGCGGGTAGATCGTCTCACCCAGGTGCCACCGGTCACAGATCACGTGCCGGCCGCCGCCGGGACGGTAGTTCATGGGCCAGTAGATCGGCGTCTCGTACTCGAAGAGCGGGTGTCGCGTGGGAGGCCCGGCGTGAAGAAGTGTCGCGTCCGGAAGTCGGGTGTTGAGCGCCTGGGCCAGCGACGACTTGCCCGCCCCGTCGGGCCCTTCCAACAGTATTAACATGATCTTTGCCTCGCCTGATGCCAAGCTTCGCCACGAAGAACTCGATCAGGTTGTTGATGTGACCAGTGTTCTTCACCACGACCGGCGGGTGCACGTCCAGTCTTTCTCGTCCAATGATCTTCACCACGCTGAAGACTTGCAGTGAACTTGGTGCGATAGTCCGGGTCTCTTAAGCGTTCCAAGTTTGCTTGACTGATGCTTGCTCGTCGAGCTTCAGTGAAAGCAGCACCCTTACGCATGTTACACGTGTGATGCATTAGCTGAATGTTATGCCAATCATCAGTGCCCCCATCGTTGCGAGCGATGATGTGATCAAATGAAACTGATGCTTGCTTTGAACCCCACGGTTGGAGTGGTACACCCGGAAGAGCACAAGCGGGCCAAGCACATTCGAGTGAAGTGATCTGGCCTAAGTCGATCAATGCATGCACGATGATTCGATGGAATGTTTTTGAGCCCGGGAACAACTGCTCTACTTGATCATGAAGACTGATGGTGATCTTCCTTCCGACGTTCCTGCGACGACGCTATCGCTGCGGTGTCGCGCTGTTATGGGATCCACAGCGGGTAGTCAGGTTCATCGGTCAGCGTGTGATCGCGCGCGATCACCACCACGCCGATTAAGATCAGTTCGCGCTGGTGCCGCGAGCAGAGGGGTCGGTAGTAGGCGTACCCCCTCGATCGAGTGCGCTGACGCGGTCTTCCGCAGTCGTCGACCTCGCACGGTCCGGGACCGCGGGGTACCGGGTAGGGCAAGCTAAGATCGCCTCCTCAAGCTGCTCGAAGATCAACCCGCACTTGTCACACACCGCCCACGTCGCGTGCTCGGCCCCGAAGAGCTTCACGTGATGCGCGTAGTCACGGCTGTGCTGGGTGATCTTGTGGTAGATCTCGACGGGCGTTTGCCAGTGCAGTGCTCGGTGGTGGGAATAGCGATCTGCGACGTGCGTGGTCACTCTAAGTTCACACGTAGATCCTCTCGGTGTTAGATCCAGCTCTTACCAAAGCCCCACTCCTTGCTCCTCATTGCGTCACCTCCTCAGTAAAAGTCGTGTGATATGTCAAGACCCATTACACCCTCCCGGGTTCGCCGATGTCACGCTTGAGCAGCTCGGTGGCGATCAACTTGCGCCGATGGTCAATCTCGTGCATGCGCTCAACGGTTAACGTGAGGTTAGCGGTCGCCTGGTCAAGTGAGTGACGTGCGGCGAGGAGCCACCACGTACTCTTATTGATGATCGTATCGTCGTTGTAGGTCAACGTTCGCTCGAAGATCTCACGGCCGTACAGAGACAACGCGGCGTCGCTCCTAGACATCGGGTAGCCACCACGACGCGCAGAACGTCCAGCGGTACAGGCAGAACGCCACGCCGAACAGTAGCGCGACGGTCGCTCCGGCCTGACGGTTGACGGCCCGGACGACCTCGGTCGTGCAGGCCTCCGGGTTCGTGGCACAGCCCGTCGCGTGCTCGGCGTGATAGTTGCTAAGAACGGCCTCGAGACGCTGTGAGCCGGTGCGCTTGTCCCAGCGATGTGCGATCTTGACCGCTGTGACACCTTCGCGCATGACGGTCCACAGGTACCGAGCATCTGTCAGCGCGCGGGTAATGTGATACAGATCGACCATTCGATCCTCACTTTCCTCGGGTGAAGTGGAAGCTGGCCGGACCGGTGATCTTGATCGTGTGAGTCGCGGGGTCCCACACGGCGGGCGCGAACACCGTCTGCACGAACCCCTCCCAGTAGTCAGCGTATGGCTGACCCTGGGCGTCGACGCAGATCGACCAGGTGCCGGACGAGTCGCCAGTGTAGGTGCCCGTCGGATCCATCTGTGAGATCACGCCGTCCACGTTGTACTGGCCACCCGTGCGCGCCAGCTGCTGTGGATTCGAGAGCTGGGTCGTGCTGGCGATCGGCGCGCCGATGCTGGTGCACGTCTGGATGGGATCGCGGGCGCCCAGGTTGAAGAAGAACGTGGTGGACTGAACTCCCTTGGCGCGCGCGCTCTCAATCTCGATCAAGTTCTGCCGCTCCTGCGAGTGGTTGAACTTGGGCAACGGCTGATTGTTGATCAGTTGCGCGTAGTCACCCTGCTTCGTCTCTGCCTTGTTCGACGCCGAGGGGCTGCCCGTGCACGCCGAGGCCATCGTCAGTGGGAGCGTGGCGGCGAGCACCACCGCACCGACGATCTTGTGTCGCTTCCTGATCTTCATCTTCCTGCTTTACCTTCCGGTTGGGCGAAGGGTCGACGTCGGTGTGACGTCGCCCAGTGAGCAGTTGTCTTGCACCCACGTCTGCTGATCGGGCGTGAGCTCGGTGAGTGTGTTCAGCGTCGCCACGTCGTGACACACCTCGCGCGCCACGGCCAGCCGCTGCGCTCCGAGGCCCTGCACGTCGGCGCCCGGGTAGCCGAGCTGCACGGTGATGTCCTGCACCGTACCGAGCTTGGTGCTGATGTCGTCGAGCAGTGAGATCTGCCGGCCGTACTGGTGCTGCGCCAGGTGCGCGCTGCGGTTGGCGTTCTGGGTCGCGAACCACCAGCCCGCCTGCCAGCCACCGATCACGAGCCCGACGATCGCGAGCGCGCAGAGCGTGGTCACGATCACGATCTTGCCAAAGAGACCGTCCTCATCCATTGCTTCCTACCGATCCTTCTCGATCTCACGCGACGGCTGCCAGCCGTTGGCGAGTAAGAACTGCTGATCACTCGGCGGCAGAGCACGCAGCTGCTGCATCTCCAGTCGCCGCTGGGTCTCCAATCGCCGCGCGCGTCGCTCGGCCCGCGAGGGTACGAGAAGAACGTACATCAGTCCGAGCGCCGACGCCCAGGCCGTGCCGACGGTGAAGATCACCCAACCCACGGTCCCACCTCAAGCGTGCGCGGTCGGTCGGCGAAGCCCGGCGAGTCGCTCCTGGGCCGCAACCAGCGCGTCACCCCAGGGTCGCTCTCCGTCTTGCACCCGCTGGGCCGCACGCAGCACCTGCGCGGTGTCAAAGAGCAGCCACGCGTACTCCCGGTCGCGCTGGACCTTCTCGACCGTGTCGGTGCCCCACAGCTTGAGCACCGTGAGTGGAACGCCGTGCGCGAACAGGACGCGAGCGATCAGACAGTCGGGTCTATCACCGTCCGCCGTGACGTACCAGCACGACTTGAAGACTCGTTCGTCGGCTCGATCCTCTCGGTCCACGTGCGACCGCGCCACGTAGATGAAGTCCGGGCCCGCCTTCTCGACCTCGAGCCTCATGAGGTCGAGGGCGTGCTCGGGCGTAAGTATCGCGATCTCCGCTGTGTCAGACACTTGCTTTCCTGCTTTCCGTTGTTCCTACGCTTCCCGCTCGTCGGGTTCGACCAGCAGACGATACGCCTCACGAAGCTCACCGTCGTGAAGTGCAGCCATGGCCAGCACGTCGGCCGCGGGGTTCGACAGGAACGGCGCGTCGTCGAGTGGCCGGGTGGTGAGAGCCTCGATCACGTCGTGCGGGTCGTCCAGCCACTCGTGTGAGATCAGGTCGACCTCACCCGGCACCATCGAGCGCCCGGTGCGGTGGACTAGATAGCGTCCCGGCGTCGAGTGAGTGATCGGGCATGTCCCGTCGGGTGTGGTCTGACACACGCCGATGCACGCGCACAGCCCGCCGGTCAGCTCACGAAAGATGCGCGGCTCGAACCACCGACACACCCCGCACCGCTCACCCACGCGGGCGTACGGCCGTCGGTAGTGCCCGCCGTGAACCCGCTTGCGCGACGACACGACCGCGAGCAGCTTTCCGCGAAACTCCAGTGGATCTTGATCACTTGAAGTGGGTAGTGACCACGCGCCGACCGTACCCACCTGATCCTTCTCGGGTAGGACGGTCATCAAGGTGACCTCGCTCATTCTCTACTCACTTCCTGCTTCAACGCCAAGCTTTTGGCGTGGCGTTCGACGTCGACGGTATCAAACTCGCCCCGAAGTGTAGCGGTCCCACTACCCGTGGTGGCGTGCCGTCGCTTGGTACGGTTGGCCTGCGCGGTGCCGACTGCTGAACCCGTGGCGGCTTATCCACTGCGATCACGTCCGCACTGGGGGAATCACAGTCGGCACTGCGGTTCACAGTCCTAGGAACTGAGGAGAACGGAAGGCACCAGCTCTCGTGGCTACGCGTCCCGTCGCTGGCCTGCTGCCGTCCGTGGACGACGCGCAGGCGTCGCATCACCTTGCGGCTCTGCACGGGACCGCACGAGGTGAAGAGTTGATCTCGCTCGTGCTCTTAAGCAACGAGCGACGCGAGGCGCACGGCTTCACACCTGCCGCGTCGCTGTGGCTACCGGACGATCACCCCGCACGCGCCGAGTCGACGCAAGAGCTTCAAGACACGGTGAACCAGCGGTGGAACGTGTACGTGGCGTGCAGCGCGTTCGGTTCCATACCCGAGAAGGGTCGAGGTACCCGAGGTGACGTCTCCTCCGTGCCGGGTGTCTGGGCCGACCTCGACGTGAAGCCCGACGTGGACGGCTGCTTCCAGAGCGAGACCGAGCTGCTGACCTACGCCGCACGTCTTCCCACGCCCACTCTGCAGGTGGCCAGCGGGTCGGGTGGCCGGCACTTCTACTGGCTGACGCACGAGAGACTCGACGCCGACCGCGGGCAAGAGCTGCTGAAGATGTGGCTCGACCTGCTGCGGTCCGAGGCCCGAGGCGTCATGATCGACAACGTGCAGGACACGCCGCGGATCCTCAGACTCGCGGGCACCGTGC